GATCCAAACTCATTCTACTATGTTTCCAAACCAATTACATTACAAACTTCTGCAACTTCAATTAAGATTATTCTTACCGGTGCAATAAATGAGCAGAATGATATTAGAGCATTCTACTCTGTTCAGAATGATGTAAGTGAGTCACCAATATTTACCGCTTTCCCTGGTTATTCAAACCTTTCTTCTGGACAGGTTATTGATCAATCATCTAACACAGGATCGCCTGATACATTAATACTGAAAAATTCATTCTATGATTATGTTCCAACCCCAAGATCATTTAAAGAATATGAATTTACCGTTGACAACTTACCTTCATTCAAGAACTTTAGAATTAAACTTGTTATGACTTCTACAAATCAGGCTATTGTTCCTGTAATTCAAGATCTTAGAGTTATTGCACTTGCTTGAGGTAGAAAATGAATTTAGTACCAGTTGAAGGTGAAAATCATCTCTATAGAGATACAAATACTAATGCTATTGTGAGTACAAATCAATCTGAGCACGCGATGTATCTTTCTAGAAAAAAATTTCAAGAAAATGAAAAGGATAGAATCAATAGTATAGAGTGTGAAGTTACCTCTATCAAAAATGATTTGGATGAAATTAAAACGTTACTAAAAAATTTGTCAAAAGGATTATAGGTTTCAACTAAAGATAAATATTTTCTAGAGGTTATTAAGTAAATGGCGCAACCATCTTCCAGACAGGATTTGATAGATTACTGCAAGAGAAAACTGGGTGCGCCAGTTTTGGAAATTAACGTTGCAGATGAGCAAATTGACGATTTAGTTGATGATGCAATTCAGTTTTTCCAAGAGAGACATTTTGATGGTGTCTCACAAATGTATCTAAAGTATCAAGTTACTCAGGAAGATATTGATAGGGGTAGAGCACCCAATGGAGCAAATCCAACGGCAGGAATTGTTACATCAACAGCATCTGCAACAATAGCAGGTGCTGCAACAACATTTTCATACAAAGAAAACAGCAATTATTTACAAATTCCACCATCAGTTATTGGTATTACAAAAATATTCCACTTTGATGGAACAAACACTGTAACTAATAATATGTTCAGTGTTAAGTATCAAATGTTTTTAAATGATATTTACTATTGGGGTTCAACAGAATTATTGACATACGCAATGGTCAAGACATATCTTGAGGATATGGATTTTCTATTGACAACACAAAAACAAATCAGATTTAATCAAAGAATGGATAGATTATATCTTGATATTGACTGGGGAAGTGTTAGTGTTGGTGATTATTTTGTTATTGATTGTTTTCGTGCGTTAGATCCAAATGATTTTAGTCGTGTGTGGAACGATTCGTTCTTAAAAATTTATTTGACCGCTCTTATCAAACGCCAGTGGGGTCAAAACCTAATCAAATTCCAAGGAGTAAAACTTCCTGGTGGTGTTGAACTAAATGGTAGACAAATATACGATGATGCACAAAAAGAATTAGACACCATAATGGAAAGAATGTCTAATACATATGAACTTCCACCACTGGATATGATAGGTTAATCATATGTTGAATCCATTTTTCCAACAAGGTTCAAAAACAGAACAAAGTCTAATACAAGACTTAATTAATGAGCAATTAAAAATATATGGTGTAGAAGTATATTATCTTCCAAGAAAATATGTTACTAAAAAAACCATAATTAGAGAAGTAATTGAATCCAAATTTGATAATGCATACCCAATAGAAGCATATGTTGATACATATGAAGGATATAATGGTCTAGGAACTTTGATGTCAAAATTTGGCATCCAAGAAATGGATGATCTTATTTTGACAATTTCAAAAGAAAGGTTTGAAGAATATATAACCCCATTAACTAAAAGTTTAAGCAATATAGAACTTGCAAGTAGACCAAAGGAAGGGGATTTAATTTATTTTCCTTTGGGTGACAGATTATTTGAAATTAAATACGTAGAACACGAAAAACCATTTTATCAATTACAAAAAAATTATGTCTATCAGTTGACTTGTGAACTGTTTAGATATGAAGATGAGGTAATTGATACTGATGTTGCAGAAATTGATGACAATATTGTTGACCAAGGATACAATATTACACTCACAATGGTTGGTTTAGCATCAACTGCATCTGCGATAACAGGAATTGTAAATGGTGGAGTAAGATTTATAACATTAACAAATCGTGGCGATAATTATACTTCTGCACCTAGAGTTGCTATTTCCTCTGCACCTTCTGGAGGATTGACTGCAGTTGGTATTGCTACAATGATTACTGGATTGGTTGATTGTGTTCGTATCACAGACGATCAAAAAGTTCAGGGTGTTGAACTTATCAATCCAGGTTATGGATATACAGTAGCACCTGGTGTTGCTTTTATCGGTGGTGGTGGAGCAGGAGCAGCAGCAACTACACAAATCGCTGATGGTATCGTAGGTGTCGTTACTATCACTAATGGTGGTGGTGGATACACTAGCTCACCAATAGTAACCTTTAGTGGTCCTACTGGTGTGGGAACAACAGCAACAGGAACTGCTCTTATTAGTTCTGCAGGTATTGTTACTGCAATTAGAGTTATTGATGCTGGTGTTGGATACACAGTAGCACCAACGATTACAATTGGTTCTCCAAGCGGTCTCGGAAATACTGGAAGTTATTCATACAACGAGATAGTAACAGGTTCAGTAAGTGGAACTACAGCGTATGTCAATTCTTGGAATGCCAATACAAACGTCTTGGAACTCAAGATAGTTTCTGGCACATTCTTAACTGGAGAAACACTTGTTGGTTCAGCAAGTAGTGCAAGTAGATCAATATTAACAGTTAATACATATGATATTGTTGATCCATATGCAGATAATGACAATATTGAAACCGAAGCGGATGCAATATTAGATTTTACTGAGAAGAACCCATTTGGGACTCCATAAATAATCTTACGAATTTGTTCGCTATTTTACAAATAACTTTTTCAAATGTTTGAATATTTTTACCACGAAATATTAAGAAAGACTGTAATCGCTTTTGGTACACTGTTTAATGGGATGACTATTAAACATACTGATAGCAGCGATGATGTCGTGAGCGAAATAAAGGTGCCATTGGCATATGGTCCAATGCAAAAGTTTTTGGCAAGACTTGAGCAATCACCAGATTTGAACAAACCAGTTCAAATTAGTCTTCCAAGAATGTCTTTTGAGTTTATTGGATTGAATTATGATCCAAGTAGAAAGGTAACAACAACTCAAACATTTATTACAGCAAACACTGCGAATAAATCACAGGAAAAAAAGGTATATATGCCTGTTCCTTATAATATGCAGTTTGAACTTAATATTTTAACTAAACTGAATGATGATATGCTTCAAATTGTGGAGCAAATTTTGCCATATTTTCAACCTTCATTTAATTTGAGTGTTAATCTTATTAGTGAAATCGGAGAAAAAAGAGATATTCCAATTGTCCTTGATAGCATCACAATGAATGATGACTATGAGGGAGATTTTACTACAAGAAGGGCATTAATTTACACACTTAGATTCACAGCAAAAACATATCTGTTTGGTCCAGTTTCTTCTGCAACAGCAGATATTATCAAAAAGGTTTCTGTTGGTTATCTTGCAGGAGCATCTGGTCCTGGCGCAAAGGCTGTTGGAAGAGATGTTACTTATTCTGTTGAACCTAGAGCAACTAAAAACTATGATGGAAATTATGTCACTTCAATCTCAAGTGACATAAGCGATGCAGCAACATCAATATCTGTTGATGATGCATCTTCTATTACAGAAAATACTTACATTGTAATTGATGATGAATCAATGTATGTCAGTAAAGTTACTAACAACACACTGACGGTAAAACGTGCTCAAGATGGAACTACAGCAGCATCACACGTAACCGGTGCAGGTGTTGGAACTATTACATCAACAGATAATGCGTTAATTGAGTTGGGAGATGACTTTGGATTTGATGGTGGATTTGTATGAAGATGACAAAAAACTTTGATGGTTTAAATGATACCTTTAATGTCTCTGGGGATTTAGTTCACCCAGAAGTTGAAGTGTCTATAGAAAAGAGACCAGAACAGAAAGAATTTTCTACTGAAGACATAAAAAAAGATTATGAATATACAAGGGGAAATTTATATTCTCTAATAGAAAAAGGTCAAGAAGCAATTAATGGCATTCTTGAATTGGCACAAGAAAGTGAAATGCCAAGAGCATATGAAGTTGCCGGTCAACTTATCAAGAATGTCGCAGATGCAACTGATAAGTTGATGGAACTTCAAAAGAAACTAAAGGATGTTGAAGAAGAAAACGTTGCAAAAGGTCCAACCAACGTCACAAATGCACTATTTGTTGGGTCTACCGCAGAACTTGCTAA